ATCCTACAGTCTCGGCCCCTTACGGTCTAAAGCCTGTAAACCTAATTGGTGGACAGGTATTCGCGGGTGCAACCCGTTTGATGGAAATTGCGAGTGGTTATGCCACCAGCATTTTCTACGGTGATTTGGTTAAACGCATCACATCAGGAACAATCGAAAAGGACACTGGCACTACAACCGCCACTCCTTGCGGTGTGTTCTTGGGTGTTCAGTTTACCAATGGTTCAACTGGTCAAGTTCAGCAACAGCAATTTTATCCAGCAAGTCAGTCTATCAAGTCTGGCACGCAGATTTTTGCAGTCGTTGCAGATGATCCTGACACGCTGTTCCAAGTAGTCTCTTGTTCCGCAACCACAACCGTGGCCGCGATGGGCATCGCTGCTATTGGTAGTAACATTGCTTTGATTCAAAACGCTGGTTCATCTACTACTGGTAATTCAGCAGTGGCTATTGATGAAGGCACTCAAACTACTACCAATACGCTGCCTATCCGCATTATTGATGTGGTGCGCGAGACAGCAACAGGCGCTGATGCATTTGTTGAGTTTATCGTTAAGATAAATGCGACCATGCATCAGTACAACAACGCCACTGGCATATAAGGAGCATAAACCATGGCTATTTCACGCGCACAACTATTGAAAGAGCTGCTCCCTGGCCTGAACGCTTTGTTCGGTTTAGAGTATGCAACGTACGGGCAAGAACACAAAGAAATCTATGAGACTGAGACTTCTGAGCGTTCTTTTGAAGAAGAAACGAAACTGTCTGGTTTCTCTGCTGCACCTGTCAAGAACGAAGGCTCTGCCATCGCTTATGACAATGCACAGGAAGCTTGGACTGCTCGTTACAACCACGAAACCATTGCTTTGGGTTTCTCGCTGACCGAAGAGGCCATCGAAGACAATTTGTACGACAGCTTGTCTGCTCGTTACACCAAAGCCCTGGCTCGTGCTATGTCATACACCAAGCAAGTTAAGGCTGCTGCTGTGTTGAACAATGGCTTCTCAGCGTCCTACGCGGGCGGTGATGGTGTTGCATTGTTTAGCACTAGCCATCCATTGGTTTCTGGTGGTGTCAACAGTAACACTCCATCTACCGCCTCTGACTTGAATGAGACTTCGTTGGAAAACGCAGTTATTCAAATCAGTTTGTGGACAGATGAGCGCGGCCTGTTGATTGCAGCTAAGCCCAAGAAATTGGTTGTTCCTCCGCAGTTGCAATTCGTTTCGACTCGTCTGTTGGAAACCGAACTCCGTGTCGGCACCACTGACAACGACATCAACGCGATCAAGAACAATGGCTCTATTCCTGATGGATATTGCGTTAACCACTTCTTGACAGACACCAATGCTTGGTTCCTGACTACTGACGTACCCAACGGTATGAAGCACTTTGTCCGTACTCCGCTGTCTAACAGCATGGACGGCGACTTCGACACCGGCAACGTTCGTTACAAGTCTCGTGAGCGTTATTCTTTTGGATTCTCTGATCCATTGGGAATGTTTGGCTCACCCGGAGCTTGATAGGTTCAGTACGGCAGAGGTGACTGGCCTGCTACTAGGGCTCCTACGGGAGCCCTTTTTATTTGTTGCACGCCATTTTTTTTTAGTGTATATTGCAACTATTCCGGGCTTCCCGGTGTATCTGACAGTCCCGGCTGACGACATGCAGACAGATACGCCTAACTTGCATGTAAGGAAATTATCATGGCACGCAGTACATTTCAAGGCCCAATTCGTTCTTTGGGCGGCATCTATCAGCAAGGCCCAGCCTCTGTTGTTGAAATCACAGCTAGTACCACTTTGAGTCCTGAAGCTCATGGAGGGCGAATCATTAGCGTTGGTGGATCATTGGCCGCAGCACTTACGCTAACGCTGCCAACTATCAACACTTCTACCAATCCCACAACTTCTGGTCCTGGTCAAGACCCCAATACGTTGAACAACGAAGGCGTTGTCTACACAATCTGGGTTCCTACCACCATCTCCACTAGCTCGTTAAAGATTGCTACTGACGGTACTGACAAGTACGTTGGCACAATCATCATGAACGACACCGATGCAGATGGAGCCACTTTAGTTGGTTTCTTTGCCGCCGCCGCAAACGACTTCATCAATTTGAACGGAACTACCACTGGCGGTGTTGCAGGTTCATGGGTGCAGATTGTTGCTGTCGCTGCTCTAAAGTACATGGTCAACGGCACAGTGATGGGTACTGGCACTGTTGCAACCCCGTTTGCTAACTCTTAATCAACCGAATGGGGCTTCGGCCCCTTTTTAAAGGAGATTGATTATGGCAATGCAAACTGATGTACAGGCAAGTGTCCCGCTAACTGCTGATGGGCAATTTACAAATCAAACACCTACTGCTCTTGGTAGAACGAGGGTTAAAGCTGTTTATATGATCCCGTCTGGCACAGCTGGTAGTGTGGTGTTTAAAGATGGTGGTGCGTCTGGCACAACCGTTATGACGCTTAACACCGTGGCTTCTGCTACGCAACCTACGTATCTTTTGTTTCCGGGCGAGGGTGTTTTGTTTAGTACTAATGTCTATGGAGATGTGACGAACATGGGTTCAGTCACAATTTTCTATGGCTAAGTCCCCTGCATGGACTCGCAAGGAAGGCAAATCCGAGAAGGGCGGCTTGAACGCCAAGGGACGGGCTTCCTACAACGCAGCCAATCCGGGCAAGCCGGGGTTAAAAGCACCGCAGCCCGAGGGCGGCAGCAGGCGCGACTCTTTCTGTGCAAGGATGACTGGGATGAAGAAAAAGTTGACTTCCGAGAAGACAGCCAACGACCCAAACAGTCGGATTAACAAGAGCCTACGGGCTTGGAATTGCGCCGAGGGTGGGTATGTGAATTCAGCAGATGGCGTAGCCCAGCGTGGTAAAACACGCGGAAAGATGTACTGATATGAACCATGACATAAAAACAATGACTGATGGCGCTGCCGTAGTAATGGGCCTTGGTGGCTTCTTAGGATGGATGACGCCCGTGGTAGCACTTGTTGGTGGCGTGTTGACCATCGTGTGGATGGTTATCCGCATTTGGGAAACTGATACCGTGCAACGGTGGGCACATAAAGATGCCGTCAACAAGTAAAAAACAACATAACTTCATGGCAGCGGTGGCTAACAATCCAGCGTTTGCCAAGAAAGTTGAAGTTCCTCAAAGCGTGGGGCAAGATTTTGCCGCCGCTGACAAAGGTAAAAAGTTTGGGGGGACTCGCAGCCGCGCAGACCTTCAGAAGATCAACAAACCTGAAACTCGCCAGGGTAAAAGCGAGCTTTTTAACAAAGGTGGCGAAATGAAAGACTCTAAAGCAATGCTTGGTAAAGAGATGGCCTTTATGAAGAAAAAAGGCGCTCCTGCTTCCATGATGAGGCATGAGAAGGCCGAGATGATGGGCATGAAAAAAGGCGGCATGAAGAAAATGGCTGATGGCGGTATGCCCATGAAAGACGGCAAGCCTGCGTTTATCGGTGACGGTAAAGGCGCAATGAAACACGGCGGCAGTGCTAAAAAAATGATGGGCGGCGGCATGGCCTATGCCAAAGGCGGCGGCATTGAGTCCAAGGGTAAAACCAAGGGCACGATGATTAAGATGAAATCTGGCGGGAAGATGTGCTAAAGGGGTAAATCATGGCTGAATATAACGCTGGCGCAGGTCGCGGTAAGCAAGGTGGCCCTACGGCCAAAGAGCTTGCAGACTACGACAAGAAGCAGAATGCAGGTATCTACACGGAAGGCAAAGGCAACCCGCCTCAAGATATTGATAGCGCGTCAGCGCCTGTAAAAAAAGCTGCTGGTGGTACCGCATCAAGCCGTGCTGATGGTTGTGCCCAGCGCGGCAAAACCCGTGGAGTAATAGTCAAATGATGGCCTCACGCGGGATGGGCAACATCAGCCCATCCAAAATGCCCAAAGGTGTTAAGAAGGCACGTCGGGATGACACTGACTTCACTGAGTACAAAGAGGGCGGCAAAACAAAATCCAAGGTAAACGAAGCTGGTAATTACACCAAGCCTAATTTACGCAAACGGATTTTTAACAGCGTTAAAGCTGCGGCAATCGTGGGTACAGGCGCAGGGCAATGGAGCGCAAGAAAAGCGCAAGTAATGGCTAAACGCTATAAAGCCGCAGGTGGGGGATACAGAGATTGAAACCGCCGCAGACTTCCCTAAAAAATTGGGGCGATCAAAAGTGGCGCACCAAGTCGGGAAAGCCTTCGTCAAAAACGGGTGAGCGGTATCTCCCAGAAGCTGCGATCAAAAATCTTAGCTCTGCGGAGTACGCCGCAACCACTCGTGCAAAACGGGCGGGTAAGGCGGCGGGTAAACAGTTTGTAGCGCAACCAAAAAACATTGCAAAGAAAACAGCAGGGTTTAGATAATGGCAGTCACCTCTGGCGCAACAACATTTAACCTTGACCTAACAGAGTTGGTCGAGGAAGCCTACGAGCGTGCTGGCTCGGAGTTGCGCACGGGTTACGACTTGCGTACAGCGCGGCGCAGCCTCAATATCATGTTTGCAGATTGGGCCAGTCGCGGCATCAATATGTGGACGTTTGAGCCGGGCATCATTGACTTGGTTCAAGGGCAAAACACCTACGCTCTGCCAGACGACACCATTGATCTGCTGGAACATGTGATTCGCACGGGTGGGAACGTGGCGGCAACGCAGGCCGACTTAACCATTACACGTATTAGTGTTTCTACCTACGCTACGATCCCCAACAAAATTCAACAAGCCCGCCCAATCCAAGTCTGGGTGCAGCGGTTCAATGGCCAGAACTCGCCCGTGAGCGCAACTCTGAGCACCACAATTACCTCGTCTTCCACCGATATTGTATTGAGCAACGCTACGGGTTTACCTGCATCTGGCTTTATTAAAATTGACAGCGAGATCATCAACTACGGGTACATAACAGGCAATACCCTGTCTAACTGTTTCCGTGGCCAGCAAAACACCACTGCGGCGGCTCACACCTCTGGAACAACTGTGTACTGGGCGCAAGTCCCAGCGGTCACAGTTTGGCCGACTCCTGACAATGCCCAGACGTATCAGTTTGTGTACTGGAGACTGCGCCGTACTCAGGATGCAGGCGGCGGTGTCAACGTTATGGACGTGCCGTTCAGGTTCATCCCCTGTATGGCGGCGGGTCTGTCGTACTACATTGCTGGCAAGATTCCTTCTGGGTTTGAACGGATACCTATGTTGAAGGCCCAGTACGATGAAGCTTGGCAGATAGCGGCTGGCGAAGACCAAGAAAAAGCGTCTATTCGTTTTGTGCCGCGACAACAGTTTATCGGTTAACGTTAATGGGAAATAGGTTTGCCTCTGGTAAAAATGCGATTGCCCAGTGTGATCGTTGTGACCAGCGTTTTAAGCTGACGCTTTTGAAGCGTGAAGTCATCAAAGGGCGGAACTACGATCTTTTGGTGTGCCCAGAGTGCTGGGACCCAGATCAGCCACAATTGCACTTGGGCGAGTTTCCAGTAGACGACCCACAGGGTCTGCGTAACCCCCGTCCTGACCGGAGCTATGTAATATCTGGTTTACTGGCGGATGGTGAGTCGGGTGGTGGTAGCCGAATCTTTCAGTGGGGTTGGTACCCTGTTGGGGGTTCTAGGGCAAATGATGCTGGTTTAACGCCAAATAACTTGGTTTTAGCCGTGCAATTGGGTACAGTTACGGTAGCAACGACATAAGGAGTCGAAGATGGACACAAAGACAGTAAAGAAAATTGCCGACAAAGAAGTCATGGCGCACGAAAAACGCATGCACCTTGGCGCAAAAAAGATGGCTGCTGGCGGCAAAACTAACGACATGATGAAGCAATACGGGCGTGGCATGGCTAAAGTTATGGACCAAAAATCTGGGAGCAAATAATGGCTAAATTTAGCAAAAAAATGATGGGCAAAGAAGTTGGTGATGCCGCCACTTATGCCGCGCCGCACACTATGAGTGGCAAATCTGTCAACATCAACAGTGTTGGCAAATACCAGACTGACCCTAACAACATGAGCGCGGCTGAGTCTACCCCCGGTGGCATGCCTGCACGGCGTGTTTCTATGGGCAATCCAGCCCGTGATGATGTCAAAACCAGCGGCATTAAGATGCGTGGCACTGGTGCGGCTACCAAAGGCGTGATGTCCAGAGGACCGATGGGATGAACTACACAGAGTTGTACAACACAATTCAAAGCTACACCGAGAATCAATTTCCGGATGTATACCTTGCGAGTGCAAGTACTGTGTCTACAACGACACAGATCAATACTTTCATTACGCAGGCTGAGCAACGTATATACAACTCTGTTCAGTTCCCGTCGTTACGCAAGAACGTAACCGGGTTCACAACCACAAGCAATAAGTACTTGGCGTGCCCGTCAGACTTCTTGGCAACCTACTCAATGGCTGTGATTGCCGCAGACGGCTCATACGAGTATCTGTTGAACAAAGATGTGAACTTCATTCGTCAGGCGTATCCGCAGCCCACAGATACTGCCATCCCGAAGTACTACGCGCTTTTTGGCCCGTCCTACACCAACAGCGACGAGTTGTCGTTTATCCTTGGCCCCACTCCAGATGCCGTGTATAACATGGAGTTGCACTACTTCTTCTACCCAGATTCAATCTCTGTTGCAGCTGATGGCCGCACTTGGCTGGGCGACAACTTTGATACTGTGCTGTTGTATGGGTCTTTGGTGGAAGCGTACATCTTCATGAAGGGTGAGGTTGACATCATCACTGGCTACAACCAGAAGTACATGGAAGCACTTGCATTGGCTAAACGTCTGGGTGACGGTATGGAGCGTCAGGATGCGTATCGTTCTGGGCAGTACAGACAGCAGGTGACCTGATGGCATTCACAGGCAACTTCAGTTGCAACACCCTTCGCTCCGGGCTGGCAAGTGGGTCGTTTAACTTCTCAACAGATGTTTTTCGTCTGGCGCTGTACACCAACGCGGCCACACTTGACCAGACCACTACTGCGTATACCGCTACGGGTGAGGCGTCTGGGGGCAACTATGCTGCTACGGGTCTGGTGGTAACAGCTACAGTTGGCACTGAACTAGCTTCTTCTGGAAGTATTGTGTTCATCAACTTCTCGTCCCCAGCGTGGACGGGTGTAATCACTGCCAGAGGTGCTTTGATCTACAAGGCTGGGGCCAACGGCGCTGTATGCGTCTTAGACTTTGGCAACGACAAAACATCCACCAACACTTTCACCGTGACGATGCCTGCAAACACAAGCACATCGGCACTCATTCGGCTTGTTTAAGGAGCGACCATGTTCAACGATAAAGTTAAATCCAAAGATGTTGCCTCAAGCAGCTTGGTTGCTGGTGGCTTTGCCGCTGATAGCGCAAGCGCAAAAGGCGTGTACAAGATTCAGTGCCACGACAAAGACGGCAATCTGAAGTGGGAAGATGAAGCTCCCAATCTGGTGGTCAACGTCGGTCTACAAGACATGAATGCCAAGTACTTTACAGTTGTTGCTTACACAGCAACTTGGTTTCTTGGTTTGTATGGTTCTGGCGCAACTAACAGCCCTGCGGCTGGTGACACCATGTCTTCCCATGCTGGTTGGACTGAAGTTGTGGCCTACAGCCAAGCTACTCGCCCTGCCTGCACGTTTGGAACCCCTACTACGGCTAATCCTTCAGTGGCTACCAACTCAGCTTCACCAGCTACGTTCAGCATCAACGCAACAACGACTGTGGGCGGGGCTTTCCTGACCAGCAACAGCACCATAGGTGGTACGACTGGTACGTTGTACTCAGCCGCAGACTTCAGTGCCCCTGGAGATCGTGCTGTCACTAACGGTGACACATTGTCCGTAACTTACACACTCAGCTTGGCAGGTTAATCATGGCAACAACTTTTAAAAAAGGCGACGTTGTTAAGGCTGTCGCAGTCATCCCCCAAGGCCCGGTGCTTGCTCTGCGTATGAGCGAAGAGGGTGTGGTGTCGTATCTGATCGAATGGACGGATGCGGATGGAGATACTCAACAACGCTGGTTTGAAGAGTCTCAACTGACAGGAGCATGATCTATGGCACTCGTCCTCGCGGATCGAGTCCGTGAAACTACCACCACTACAGGCACTGGCTCTGTAACGCTAGGTGGCGCGTACACGGGCTTTCAGACTTTTCTTGCTGGTATTGGCAACAGTAACAGCACTTACTACACCATTGCCAACGTAACCACAGGCGAGTATGAGGTGGGGATTGGCACGTACACCACAGCGGGTAACCTACTCTCTCGTACAACTGTCCTGACTTCCAGCAACTCAAATGCGTTGGTAAATTTTGCTGCGGGATCAAAAGATGTGTTTGTCACCCAGCCTGCTGGGCGGGCGGTGTACATAGACTCTGTGGGGACTACGGTTGATGTAAACATCCTGGCCGCTTCGGGGGACTCATCGTTTAACTCCACGGGTGCGTTAAAAATCTCGGCGGGTACGACAGGCCAGCGGCCTACAGGCGCGGTGGGCAAGATTCGTTGGAACAGCACGTTGTCCCAGTATGAGGGGTATGACGGCGCAAACTGGACGCTCCTGGGCGGGGCAGTGATCTCCAATGACACAACCACGGCAAGTAATTTATTTCCAACTTTCTCAAATGTTACAACTGGCAATGCTTCAACCCTGTTTACAGGTAACACCAAGTTACTCTACAAACCAAGCACAGGTGAGTTGCAAGCTTCAGTCCCAGTTGCACTGAATGGGCTTGTGGTGAACAGTCAAACGGTATCTGCAAGTTACACCATTGCGGTGGGGTATTCAGCTATGTCTGCTGGGCCTGTAGCTGTGGCAAGTGGACAAGCGGTAACGGTCAGTTCAGGCAGTCGTTGGGTAATTGTTTAAGGATTTAATATGGCAAGCATTGTCGTAAATGGAGATACATCAGGGGCAGTGACTCTGAGCGCACCAGCAGTGGCTGGTACTGTGACTGTGACTTTGCCGTCCACATCTGGGACGATGGCTGTTGGCGGCGGGACGATCACCACCCTTACCACCACAAGCGACATCACGGTTCAAGGGGTTACCGTAGGCCGTGGCGCAGGTGCTGTAGCCACCAATACTGCGGTGGGTGCTAGTGCTTTGGCGGCTAATACGACAGGAAATTTTAACGCTGCTGGGGGTTATCAGGCTTTAATTTTGAATGTTGGAGGTCAATATAATACAGCTTTTGGTGCGGTGTCTTTAGCTGCCAATGCTGGCGGTACAGATAATTCTGCGTTTGGTACTGGCGCTTTAAATGCCAATACATCTGGAAGCTACAACACTGGGCTTGGTCGATCCGCTCTTCAGTCTAACACCACAGCCTCAAGCAACACTGCTGTAGGTTATCAGGCTTCTTATACAAGCACGACAGCAAGTGGTGTAACTTCAATTGGTTATCAAGCCAATTACAACATGACTACAGGAGGCACTACTTACAGCACTGCTGTAGGTTACAGGGCCGCTTATGGAGGTGCTGGTTCTGCAAATTATTTTGATGTGGCTGTTGGTGCATTTGCTTTAACTTCTATTACAAGCGGCGCACAGAATGTTGCTGTTGGTTATCAAGCACTTCAGTCCAACACCACAGCATCTAACAACACTGCTGTAGGTTATCAGGCGGGGGTTGGAATAACCACCGCTTCAGGAGTAGTTGCAATAGGAGTTTCATCTGCTACTACACTTACTACAGGTCTTTATGGGACATACATAGGGTATCAATCCACAGCCAGTGCGACTGGTGCAACTAGTGAAATTGTTGTTTGTGCTGGTGGGTCAGCAACAGCTAAAGGCTCCAGTACTGGATTTA